GTTTGGGGGATGCCTGTAACTGCACCTTTTACCCTACCCCCGGACACTAACCGTAATGGAATCAATAAGTTCCGGTGTCTAGATCGTCGGTGGTTTCTTTGGGGAATTATATACTTGACTCCCATGTATAGCGAGTCGGATGGTGCGCTCATGGATTCCTTTCTCTACATTGGTCAACAACAGTCAGAAACTTACCGAGAGTGCTCACCCAACCGAGTGACCTGCCTGCACAAATCACTTCGCCGTTGGGCATCACTATCACTTCAAGGTGACAAACCGTGATCTCCTTTGGTGGTGCGGTCATTTCTTCCCCTTCGCGATTTTCGTGGCGCGGCGCTTGCGCTGCTTGCTCTCAGCCTTTGCGAATCGCTCACGAAAGACCCAGTAGCAGTCGTGGCGCTCACAATCGTTGTGACAACCACGGTGCCCACAGGCGTTGCAGGTAATCACAAACGCAGGCTTCTGGCACTTCGGACACACGGTGATCGGCTCAGCCATCTAGTTACCCTTCACCGTCCGGACGGGCACGGTCATGGAGCGGAGTCACATGGGGAAACATGGGCGCCTTCATCACAAACCCGCGGCCGTCTTGCGACCATGACACGTCGGACAGAGCGCCTGGAGGTTTTTGATATCCCAGAACAGTTCGGCCTGTCCCTCGTGTTTCACGATGTGATCGACCACGAGATCCGTCCGAATGATCCCACACTGGGCGCAGGTATACACCGAGGCGACTAACACGGTGCGTTTGAGATGGAACCAGTGCGGCGTGTAGTACCACTTGCGAACGTCCACGTTGGGACGCTGACGCTCACGTCTTGCCGCATGCGTGGGACAGCGGCCCTTGTACCCGTCACCCCGCAGGAGCACGCCACACCCTGGACTCACACAATAGCGGGCAGGGGCGAGGGGCATTACGTCTCCCGCCGGGCGAGCCAGAGCGCGCGATACTCCGTCCAGTAGTGCGGGAAGGCGTCTTTGAGGATCTGTTGATTCTCGGTATCCGCACAGCGGAACAACGCACCGAGGGCGGAGACAAACCCGCCACCGTAGACGATCATCGCGTCCGTAATCTCATAATCCGTGGGTTCTAGGGGCATGGCGTGGCCTGTGGGGTACCTACGTCGTCGCCAATGTCGATACGGCCGGAGAGCGCGACACCACACGCGAGCGTGCACAGCAGCAGCAGCACAAGGCCGAGCGCTTTCATACTTCCGTGACCGTGATCCCATGAATCGCTTCAACAAGGCGCTTGCGTAACCGATACGCCTCAGTCCGCGTCGCGTCACTTTTCACGTCCTCGACGACGATCTCCCCGGTGTGCAGGTTCGTATACTGAAAATCCGCGGTGAACTTGCCCACCGTCGTCACGACAATCGGCGAGCCGGAGCGCCAGAGTTCCATGATGTGCAAGGGGTAGACGGGGTGCACTTCTAAGTCGGCGATCTGCCCGGCTTTTTGCCAGCACTGCAGCTCGAGAAAGCGGGCGGCTTCCTTCTTCGAGGCGAAGCGGACGCCGTCGACGTGAATCGGGATCGCATGGTACTTGTTCTCGGGCGTCGCATTCGAAACGGGCGGACGCAAGGAGCGGACAAAGCCATGGCGCTCGGCATAGGCGGTCCAGCCGTCATCCCGCATTAGCTCGCCCTCCGGAACCGCAGCCGCATGCGATCGAACGCCCAGGCGCGGCGAATGCGGCGCGTATCCAGCACGAGGCCCGGCGAGACAAAGCCGCAATGCGGACAGTGCAGATAGAGCGCATCGACCTCGAGCACGAGGAGCCCATGCTCCCGAGGACACGATAGCCAGCGCCAGAGCCACGCGCGCATGGTCTAGCCACCCGCCTCCACATGAATCGTGACGCCCTCCCGCACGACGGCGATCTTATTGTTCGGCCAGAGGAGGCGGGCCTGTTGGCCCATCCGCGTCGCGCTGTGCGCACTGAGTGACTCATCCGGGCACGCAATCACGATCACATCGCCCGGCTTCGGGGCAGCCAGATAGGCGATCTGTGTCGCCGCGGAGATCCCTAAGTGCTCCGCGATCGTCATGGGAACACGCCCGCCACGCGGGAGGCTGGTTGCGCGTCGGCAATAATTGCGCGTTGGGCATGAGCCACTTCGCCCGCCGTCTGCGCATTCTCTAATAGATGGCTGACACGAATCGTCTCCCCGGACTGTGTGAATGCGGCTGCGGTCAGCCGACGGCACTTGCGACTCGCACTCGTCCTGAACGTGGCCAGATCAAGGGCCAGCCGCTGCGCTATCTCCCCGCTCACAACAGTCGATACCCCTTCCAGACGCGGGGAACGACGCCTATCAACCCCGGACTGTGCGCCTGTGGCTGTGGCCAACTCACACCCCTTGCGAAACAGACGGTTTCCCGTCTCGGTTGGATCAGTGGGCAGCCGCTGCGCTTCGTCCATGGGCACGCTAGCCGACAGATCCGCGACCAGCGCGCCGCGGAGCGTGCCCGCATAGCGGAGGCGCATCGGCTTAAGCCGAGACTCTGCTCGTGTGGGTGTGGCCAGCCGACACCCCTCGCGACGCTGACGTGGGCTCGGCGCGGCTGGATCAAGGGCCAACCGACGCGTTTCGTCAAGGGTCACAACACGCCGCATAAGGCACGGTGCATCCGCGGACACGATCGCATTAAGAACCGGGACGCCCGCGGACAGTGTTTGCGCTGCAGATCGATCCATCAGAGCAATCGCCATCATCTGTCTAAGGGATCGACGCCGCCTGAACGGAAGCTCGAAACGATTGCCTACATGGATCGCATCCGTGAGACGCCCTGTGTGTATTGCGGGGCTGACGGTGTCACGATCGATCACCAAGTGCCGCTGAGTCACGGCGGGCTGACCGTGCCCGAAAATCTCGTGAGCGCCTGCGGATCCTGCAATTCGTCCAAGGGGAATCGCACCGTGGAGGAATGGGTCGCCGCCAATCCTCCCGGACTTCCACCTCACCGTCATGGTCTGACTCCCACCCACGGCCGCTCGGTTTCAAAGGGCAAGACGCCCCAGCGCACCGTGGGCACATCCCCAGTCGTGGCGCCCGGGCAGTGATTGCCGATGACGTCGACAATGTGCAAACCCGTGTTCGCCGCAGTCGCTTTGTAGGCAACGACATCAGCCGCGACTTTTGAGCAGTTCGCATCCTTACAGAGATACCCCCAGCGCGCGTCTCGCTGCTGCAATGTGCGCACAAGCAGATCGAGAAAGCCCCAGGCACTCGCGCCGGTGTGCGCTTCGCAGCTGTTCGCAAGGAGCGTGGGATTCTGCCCCGCAATGTCGCGCGTGACGTGTTCGCCATAGGACGGTAAGGGTAAGACGGCGTTCGGGCTTCCTGGACCCGCTGGGGGCGTTGTCGCGGGTACCTGTGCGGTGTCCGAACGATCGTTCTGATTCGTATTCGTGTTGACGTTCGTGATCGACGTGCCGCCGCCACTGCCGCTCGTGGCCGGCGGCGCCGCCTGGACGACGGGTGTTGGATTGACGATGTCAATTTCACAACCCGCACTAAGGAGCGCGACAATTACCGGTAGCAGTCTGCGCAAATTTGTTTACCGCCTCTATAAATCCATTGATAACTGCCACAACGCGGGCAGCGTGGTGGTTCTGGTTTCTCACTCATTGCGATACACCACGGCCTTTCCTGACCCCTGAGATCAGTCCGCTGTATTCCATCCAGCCTCACCCTGCATGGAATCCACACGCCCTTGGTACCAACTCTGCCCCCTTCGTACTCTCGAGCTGCCGTGGATCAGTCTTGAGAGCTAACAGAGTTCACAGTGACCGGTTTATCCAAGTCAGGTGGCCGGTTGACTGCGTGAGACTTCATAGGGTCGACCCCTCCGCTTTTCGGCAGGAAGCGGGAACCGTTCGTGTCCAACGTGATCGTCCACTCAAGCGCCATCACACACAAACACTGCGTACAGGTCGCGCGGGCCGTCACGGAGCCCGGTTTGAGAATCGTCAACCATGTGGAGAGGGATTGCTGACATTGTGGACAGTCCCAGGACAGCATCCACTCGCCAATACTCTCAATCGTGTATGTGCCCAACACACGGGGCAGTCTTGCTTCGAGTAGGAGGGTGTGAATCGCGGCGAGTAACTCCGGCGTGGCATGGAACCATTCCCGCTTGTACCACCACGGAGCGAACCGCTTATGGAGATCGTGATCGTCTTTCCCATCCCGAACGAGCATCGTGCCGAGGACTTCCATTTGCGGATTCCCACATTCCAACTGAGAGAGCCGCCTCTGCATAGGGCCATTCGTAAAGCCAATTTTCACGAGTGAGATCTTCCGGAAATGGCACAGCAGGAAATACACCAGGCGGGAACCCTGATTCGCGAGCAATCCGCGATTATCCATACCCCAAAAGGATTGCTGCTGCATCACACGCCCGCCCGCCGTCCGATATGTACGCCCGCCTCATAGCGACACCGATCGCAATACCGCGCCCTCGCGAGTAACCCTTCCCACATCCCAGGGATCGTCAGTAGATACGCGCACAGGTCAGGCGCACTCGAAAACCACACGCCAATCAGCGCCCAACAGCCGAGCACATCGGCGACGTCGCCGCATTCGGAGAGCCAGCGATCAAACCCGGCGGGTTTCATCACGCGCGGTTCGCTTTCAAAACGCGGCATCATCCCCGGCCACCTGGGCGATCGTGACGATCTCCTTCCCCCACCGGGACGGCTGCACGCGAATCTCCACGGGCGTCTGTCGCTGAAAGCAGTCTCGAGCGGTCGCGGCAAGCGTGCCGGTGAGCGTCGTGACGACTTCGCCCGTGTCCAACGTGATGGAGGTCTTGGTAAACTTGCGGCCCTTCTTATTCGTTTTCGTTTCGGCATCGACCTGCCGCACGACGCCGCGGAGAATCTCGTCGCCATCACTCGCAACAAAGGGTTTCCACGTCTCTGGAATCTGTTGATTCAGATCCGCCGGTACCGCTGCCGCTCCCACAGCAGCCGCAGGATCACGTGCGTCTACGGACGCCAGCACCGGCGGATCGGGAATCTTCACGGCCCCTGGTATGGACTCCACTTCGGACTCATCGAGCGTCGACAGCCCGACGAGGGAGAGCGTGACGCGCCGCTTCGCCTTGGTCTCAGATTTCATGTAAGCATTCGCGAGCGCCTCACCCTTCAACCCCGCCACAGGCACGGCCCCGATCGACTCATCGGCTCGCCCATTCGGGAGCGACGCTCGCGCCGTCACGACATACACGTCGTCGACGCGCTCTCGCGCCGTAATGACGACGCTGATGTCATACCGTTTCCGTAATTGATCCGTGCAGTTCCGGAGCGCATAGAGGACTTCCCGCCCGGACAGGCGCAAGAATTCAAAGGGCTTTGTGAGGGGATTCAGGCCGAGCGAGTCGCACACCGCCGCGTAATACGACGCCCGTTGCTTCGGCGTGAGCTGGGAGAGGTCACCCCCGAGGATCACCTTCTCGATGACCTCCGGGGACGGCAGCTCGTGCGTCGGTGTGACCAGTCCTGTCATCCCCTCCGCCTTTCGCAATGCAGCCCGGCTCGCGATCGTGTCCACGGTGACCCAGCGCCGCCGTGGCATTTACTGCGTGTAGCGAATCCGCGTGACGCCGTTGAGCCGCACGTACACGTACAGGAGCTTCTTCATAATCCCTCTAACTCGTTGCGCCAGCGCAACTTAGAACAGTTCATCCATTATAAGACTCACCTTAAAACAGGGACGTTCGCTAAGCCAACGTCCCTGTTTTAAGGGTTTACTCCGCCTTTGGCTTCTTTGGCCGTCCGCCCTTTTTGCCGTTCTCGAGACTGGCTTTGACCTTCTTCGCAGATTTCACCCGACCGCCGCGCCGGCCTAACACGGCCGCGATGGCCGAGAGGAGGCGGGCATCCGGGGACGCCGTGTCAGTCACGCGGCCTAGTGTGCATAATCGCGCTTGGGTTTTCAAGTGGTTTTTTCTCACGGGCGGTCAGCCGTTCTAAGGCGCGCAAGAGATCGCGCAAGTCCGATTCCGTCCGACACAAGCCACCCGCCACGGCTTCACAGACGAGGTCGAGCAATAACGGCGGCATGCTGGCGCGTCGCACGTTACCGGAGTGGGATCGGCGCCAGGCCGAACAGGCCGAGCAGATACCACAGCAGCCACAAGATCACGACCACGCGGATCACGATCTTGAACGGCGCCGCCATCGGCACGTAGTTCTCGACGAGGTACAGCGCACACCCGAGGATGATCAGCAGAAAGAGAAACGTAATCATGAACCCTTCCTATTCTGACGGCGGGGTGCCAAAGACTTCCACGAATTGCACGTGCGTCAGCACCTCCGGCGGGTGCGCCGGGAACGCCACTGAGGTCGTGATCCAGTCGGTGTCATGGAGTTCATACATGCGATCCGCCCCGTGTACATGCGGGCGCCAGTCCGGATAAAACGGCACGACGCCGCAATGGCCGATCGGCGCGGCTTCCGTGCAGACCAGCGGCGACCAGGGGGTCGCCGCGACGAGAAATTGATCCGCGTGCACCTTGTGCGGCTTCGCCACATACACTTGCGCCATCGGTCCCCCTTAGATCACGTTCGACGTACCGTTGATCGCAATCTCCGCCTGGCCCGCCGTCCAGTTCGGATAATTCAACCCGAGTTGAAACTGCATTTCCGTCGGGCTACTCTGCCCAAGGATCACCTTCGCTACGGCGGCCGACGTGCCGGATCCCGTCGTCGGGCAATTCCCCCCGAGGGTAAACCCACCGAACACCTTCCGCGCGAGCGTCGCGGACGCCGCCCCGCCGACCATCCCCGAGACCACAAGCCCCCATTGCATCGTCTGGCTCGTGAGGCGATAACTCGCCCGATTGACTTCCACCGCCGACACGGTCCACGTCGCCCCGCCGAGCCCGTAGTAATCCGTCGCGGTAAACGGCGGGGTAATCCAGGCGCCCTGCTCATGGCCGATCATCACCCACACCGCCACCGACGCGACATACACGAAGCGGATCGTCCCCTCGAGCGCCACCGGCGTCGGCGCACTCGTCGCCGCATTCAGGAACCGATTCTGCGCGGCCGACGCGGACGCCGTGCTATGCACAAACGACAGCACGGATCCGTTCGGGCTGCGGTTCTTAATCGTCACCATCTGCCCATCGACCCCGGCGACGAGCCCGCTGATCGTCGCCGCGCTCGCGCCCGTCCAGTGCATATACGTCGGCTGCGTGCCGAAGCCCGCCGGCGTCCAGTTATTCAGGGTGCCGACATCGCTATTGACGAGGACCACCGGATGCGCCCCCTCACTCGCGACGAGCGCGAGCGCGGCATCGACGGGGTCGAGAATCACCGTTTTGATTATGTCTTTATTCAAAACCGTGCCGACGAGGTTTGAGCCGTCGTCGTCGACGAGCGCATCCCAGGGACCGCGATCAATCGCCATCAGGCGCCCGCCTTTCGGATCAACATCTGCAAGACCGCATCGAACGACTGCCGCACACTCGACGCCGTCACGGTGAACTTCGGCTTGAGCGTCGGCGCAATCCCGATGTCGGAGATGGCCACATCTTGAATCGTGAGGGACTCGGCGATCGCCGGAGTCGTCAACGCGATCGTGACGGTCTTGCCGCTTTTGGTTTTCGTGTCCCGCGTGGCATACGTCACCGTCGCGAGTGGCCGGCTGTAGAGCGCCAACTCCGCGTCACACACTTGGATGAGCGAGGCTTCGGAGCGCCGGTCATCGCTGACGATGTGCTCATAAATCCCGTCGCCGGTCCCGTCGAGACTCAGCATGTACGCCTGTGCGGCGAGATCGTCCCGCTGTACCCAGACATGAATCGGCGAGCCCTTGAGCATCAGCTCGAGGATTCCCGTGACGCCGAGGAGCGCGGGCGAGGCCGTGATCGTCGAGTTGTACGAGACGGCCGCGACGAGCGCGCCGACCCCCGACGCGGGAATGCCGGTGAGACTCGTCCCCGTCACGCCGCTATAGCGGATCGCCTGTTCGCCGTTGCCGACAATCGCCCAGCCGCCGGTCGCACTGAACGCGGCCGTGTTCGCGACGATGATCGCCGTCGAGCCGGCCGGCACTTGTCCTGACGGTTGCACCAGACCAGACGTGTCGGACACTGGCGCGGCGGCGCCGAGCGCCGCATCGCTGACGCCGTCGAGTATCGACGTGGTCGTGTTGTCGGCGCCGACATACAGCAGACGCAACGCCGACGTGTTCGCCGTCGTGCGGTAGACCTTGCGCCCGGTCACGGCCCCGCTCCCGAGCGGCATCGTGACCGTCACGCGATTCGCGACGGCCGTATTCGTGGCCGGCACCGCGGCGCCGAGACTCGCTTCCGCTTTCGTATCGGTATAGGTCGTCGTCGTGTTGTTCGCGATCGTGTCGACGAGGCGCCAGGACGGCCCGCGGTAGATTTTGCGCGCCGTGACGAGTGGCGGCCCGATCGGGATCTGCGTCAACGGGACCGTTTGATAATTCGTCCCCGGCACGAACGCCGTATTCGTGGCGCTGGGCGGAACGCCTAACAGGGTTTCCCCGCTGCCGTCCGTATAGTTCCCCCCGAACGACTCCGCGACGTTGTACGAATTGTGAAAGACGCCATTTTTATAGCGATAGACGCGGCGCAGCGTCACCGTCGGATCTGACGAAATCGACAACCCTGAGAGCGTGATCCCCTGACTCACAGAGGCTGGTTGGCCCCCGTAATGGATCGCAATAATGGGCGCGGACAGGGGTCCGGCCGTCGTCACACCTTGCGCGTTGACATAGGCATAGCGGAAGGTGATCGAATCGCCCGGCTGGTACGCCGTCGTCATGGCGTCCAACACGTTCGATAACAGCAGCGTCGTCGTCGGTGCCGGCACGTAGTAGCCGCCGGACGATGTCGTCACGGGCGCACTCTGTACCGTCGTCGACGTTTCGCCCGACGCCGTGACAAACGTCACCGCGTAGTAATACGTCCCCGGATCAATACTCCCGCCGGCCGTGGGCGCGCCCGGCTGCGGCGCCGCCGTGGGATTCGCAATCGTCCCCACGGTGATCGACGACATCGGGCCGGGAATGGATTCGCCGCTCGCCGTCGTGAACGTGATCGCGTAGCCGTGCACGCCCGACTCGACGCCAGCGCCCGCGGCGAGCGCGAGCCCTGGCGCGCTCGACGGCGCCGCGCCTGGTCCCACGAGCCCGCCGCCGCCGCCCGCCTGCGTGCCGGTATACGTCAGCACGCGCGAGGCCGCGCCGTCCGGCGTGACGGCGCTAATCGCCTGCCCGCCGGCCGCGTTGAACATCGTCGCTTCTTCTACCGGGACGATCGTCACCGTGCCATCGACGGTCGCGGCGAGCTGCGAACTCGCGCCCTTGCCGTACACGCGCGTGCGCACTTGCGACTTGTCGAGGGTGTGTCGGACCTGCGGCTCGTGCAGGAACCGTGACGGCGTGTCGTCGATCGGATCGGGCGCCGGCCCCGGCGGCGTGATGAACAAGTAGAGCGTCCGGTTCTCGAAGTACCAGTACCCGCCAATGATTTTCGCGATCGCCGTGAGACACCCTTTCATCCCGCCTTCGCTGCCGTCGAAGTTGATGGAGATCGGCGGCAGGTCCGCTTCCACGCCCGCGCTCGAGTAGCCGGGCGCATAGGTGGACATCAGCCACTGGGCGATCGTCGTCGCGCTCGTGTTCGTCCAGAGCCCGAGCGGCCGTTTGCGGTTCGCGCGGGCGGTATCGTCGATCGCCGTGCACGGATGGAGCACCGTGGACGGCCGACCCTTATACGTGCGGTCGACGGTCTGCAATTCGCCGCCAAAGAGGAGCGTGGGATCGTTCGCGTCGACCCAGACCTCAAGGCGCGCGCCGAGCGTGGGCGCCGCGCCGTAGAACGTAATCTGGCAGGTATTCGGCGTGTCGAACACGACATCACGGATCGAGACCGACTTGTAGATCACGCGGGTCGGACTCGTCGGCGCGGAGATGTCGACGCCCCCGAGAATGAACCAGATTCGCGCCGGCCGTTCAGCGGCGAGCGCGGGCGTGAGATAGTTCAGCCGAAAATTGTTCAGCCGCGCCGTGCCGAGAACCGCAGGCTGATACGGCATTACGTGACGAGACTCCCGCGCTGAATCTGCCGGCTGATTTCTTCGGACACGCGCCGCGCGATCTCGGACTCCGTATCGACGATGTTGAACGTGTTCGAGACTTGCGTGCCTTTCGTCGCGTAGCCCATCTTCATCGCCCAGGAGAGGAAGTCCGGCGCCGGTCCCCCGCCAATCGCGCCGGCCGCACTGCCACTGCCGAACCGCGCCGTATACGCACTCATCGCCGCCTCAACACCCATCGTGCCGAACGCCATGCCGCCGAGATTCACGCCGACCGATCCGGGCGCGTTCTTGCTGGGCGCGGCCGCTTCCCGCGCCGCCTCCGTGACACTGCGATAGGTCTCCTCGAGTTTCTCCAGCGCGGGTACGGCCGCCGATTCGACCGTCGCGATCGACGCCATCAGCTGTTGGTCAAAGAACATCTGCGATTCGCCCGCCTTGCGGATCTCGGGCGCCAGCGATTTCATCCAGCTATCGAGCGAGCCGATCGCGGGTTCGTTGAGTTGGAGGATCCGCGTTTGTTCCTGTAGGGCTTTATTGAGCGCCGACACTTGCACTTCCGACAAATTCATCGCCGTCGCGATCGTGGATTGTGCCCCGCCGAGCGCGAGCGCCGCCGTGGCCGCCGCCGCCGTCGCGGGCAAGATCGTCTCGAGCGTGGTCCGCCAGCCCCCGCCGAGTTGATTGAGTTCCGCTTGCGCGTCACTCACTTTCTTGAGATCGGCGCGTTCCTTCTCGCGTAACTTGTCGAGGATCGTCGCGCTTTCTTTCGCCCGGTTCGTGTAGTGCGTAATCGCTTCGGCGCTAATGCCGAACCGTTCGGCGAGTTGCTTGACGGTCGACGAGCCCTCTTTGAGTTCCCGCGTGATCGTCTCAAGGTCGCCACTGTTCCGGACCTTTGAGATCTGCCGGTCCCAGTCGGCGAGCCGTTGCGCCCCGGTGTTCAACGAGGCGGCGTGCTTCGCATTCCACTCGGTATTCACCCGGATCGCTTCCGTGACGGTCGTGACCGCGTACCCCGCCCGCTGCGAGGCGAGCGCGAGCGCGTCCGTTTGCGCGGTCGCATTCGCCCCCGCGACATCGCCCCAGCCGATCAACTTCGCCGTCGCATCCGCGATCGCCTCGTCGAGGGTCGTCCATTCCAAGGCCCACGTGGTGAGTTGAAAGGACGCCGCTAACGTCGCCCCGATCGCCCCCAGCGATCCAAACAATCCCAGCTTCTCGAACGTGAGCCCGGCAACGTTGCCCAGTTCCCGCATCGCTTGAATCTGCGGCCCGAGACGCACGCCGAACAGGCCGAGGGTTTTATCCACCTGACCGAGTCCCTCGGCCATGCCGCCGAGCGCGTTGTCCGTTTGGCCCGTCGCCGACTCCAGTTCGTGCAGTTTGATTTTGGCTTTATCGACTTCGAAGAAGAAGTCGGAGAAGTCGGCATTCATCGTGCCGGTTAACGCGGCCATTAGTCGGCGACCTCGAGCGCGGCGCGCTCACTCCGCGCGTTCACGTCCTCGATCAGCACTTCGTACACCTCCCGCGGCAGCGCCCGAATGTCCTCATAGCTCATGCCCATGACTTTGCACAACGCGAGATCCGTCAGGATACGGCGACGAGATCGCTCGTCCTTTTTTTTTCTGCAATCGCCCGTTCATTCGCGGTCGCATGCGCGTCAAGCGCCTGCGTGATTTCCACGAGTGTCGCGACATCGAGACTTCGGAGCACGTCCCGCCGTTCGTCCGTCGACAGCCCGAGGTGGTACGCGATCGGCGCATCATTCACGCCCACGAGTGTCCAGCTTACGAGGTACGCGACGACGACGGCGAGCGCCTTCCCCGCGCCCATCTCCGTCAGGGAATCGATGTATTCGCCCGCATTCAATTCTTTTTTGACGAGGAGAAAGTCGCCGTCTGTCAACGGCAAGCGGACGGTATCCGGCGAGACAACCCGACAACGTGCCATGTATGCCCCCTGCTATCGCACTGGCGGCCCCAGTGTCGCCCGTACACTCGACTCCCCGATCGCGATCGATTCAATCGGCCACGCCCAGAACCCGCCCGGCCGCGGCGCCGTGAACAGCAGCGGCCGATGGCCCGCTTGTGCCTTATCCACGCGCACGATCGCGCCGCGTAAAATCCACTTGCCGTCGGATTTCGCAATGCGCCACGAGCGGAGCACGACCGCTGGGCGATACCCCCAGACGATCTCAGCTGCGCCCCCGTGCAACGACAGTTCGCGGAACACCCGCGCCGACTACGCGCCGCCCGCGAGATTGAACGGGCCTGCCGCTTTCCACGTGCCGGTCACTTTCGGCGCGCCAAGTGAGCAGTCAATCGAGGCGTCCATGTAGGCGAGCCCGCTCCATTTGAACGTCGGTTCGGTATTGTTCGGGATGAGTTCGAGCATGCCCGGCGTCTCTTGCTCCGCGGCTTCAAAGATTTCGATATTCGCGGAGTTCCAGAACCCGCCGAGCGTCCCCTCGGCATTCTTGAGGCCGGGGATATACACGCGGTTTGTGTCGAGGAAGCAGGTCACGTCCTCAAATTCGGTTTTGAAATCGCCCGTCCAGGCGTTCAACGAAATAAGTGCGACCGGCGTTGTCGCCGCGGGATCCCAGAGTACCTGTCCGTACCGCCCTGTCTTGATAGCCATCGCTGCCCCCTATCCTTCGAGTTTCACATCAAGGCCCGTCGCCTTGATGATCTCGGCGAGCTTGAGATACATCGCGCGCCGATACCGGATCATCGTCGGCACAAAGATCGGCCGCGGGATCCCTTTCTTCGAGAACATCCGTCCGCGCGAGCCACGCTGTTTCGTTGTGCGCTCGTGTAGTTGGTCCCCGTGCTCGTTCCACCAGGCATGCGGCGCCGTGCTTCGCACTTGCGCCGCCACGGCGTGCGGCCCAAATTCCAAGACGCGCACCTTGACGCCCTTTTTCAAGTTCCCTGTCGGCCCGATCGGATACGCCGCTTGGATCTCGGCCGCCGCCGCGTAGGCGGTATCCAGCACGAGCTTTGAGGCTTGCCCTTTCAATTCCGTGGGCAAGTTCGTCAGCGCGATTTTCAATTCTTGAATCCCAAAGAGCCGGAGCGCGGCCGGCATTAGGGCGCCACCTGCACCGCGCGGCATTCCATCTCGACGCCCCGCAACTCGACGTTGTCGACGCTCGTGATCGCAAACATGTGACTGCCCCAGATCATCCGGGTCTGTGTCGTGACGCCCGGATGAAAATCGCCACGCACGAGCCACGACGCGGAACTCGTCGGCGTGCCCGCCGCCGGTTCGATAAACACGCCGATGTCGTCCCCCGTGAGCAGCGTGATACTGACGAACCACGCGGCCGGCACCAGATCCGTCCACGTCACGGGCTCCGTCGCCGCCGGATTCTGAAACGTCACGAGATGCCGGCGAGCGCCGCGCGCCATCAGGCCACCGTCGGATCGCGATAGGCGGCGAGCAACGCATAGATCTTCGGCCACGGGTCGGGGAGCTCCCCGTCACCGCGGTCCTCGTAGTAGTACGCCGTCAGCAAGTGGATCGCATGCGTCACGGCGGCCGGTGCTGTCGCCGCATCCCACGTGGGATCGACCGCCACATTGAGATACGACAGGATCGCCTCTTGCGCCGTGGCCAGTTTTTGCGCCACGTCGGCGTCGTGATCGGTGCCGGTGATCCGTAAGTGGACTTTCGCCTGGTCGACCGTCCACAGCGGCTCCAGCGTGACGCGCGAGAACTCGAGCGTCACGCTGGTACCTCCTCCGCGGGCGTGGCAGTCGCCGGCGGCGTAGCGGGCACGGCCGGGGGATCGCGCTCCGCTAAGGTGGACAACGGCCAGTCCTGCTGTTGCCGGTACGGCGTCTCGCCGCCGGGGACAGGCCCGAGCCCGAACCATTCACTGCGCGCCTCGTTCGGCGACAGGACGCCCGCGCTCGTGGCGGCCTGTGCGGCTTGCACGCGGGACATCGTGTCCATCCAAATCAGCAAGCCGTCATCGAACTCGATCGTGAGATACGACGGCAGCTCGAGCCCCTCGTCGAGGCACGTCGCGATCGACACGAGATGGGGTTCGAGACACTGCGACTTGTATTGCAGCTGCGAGGCTTCGGCGTTTGCGTACGGCGGCTGCTTGCTGCTATTGAGAATCGAGATCGGCAAGCCGAGGACTTCGCAGATCTTCTCCTCGGTCCAGCCGAGTTGCTCGATGACCTGGGCATCGACGGCGGAGGTCGACACGCTCTCGTACTTCATCCCGAGTTCGGCGATGAGAATCTCGCCGCTCTTAAAGTTCGCGGCGTCCGCCTTGAGGCGCGACGCCGAGAGCGGATCGAGCTTGGTCGGCGCAATCAGAACGCCTGACGGCCGCGCGCCCTTCGCGAAAAAGGTGGTGCTGTTATCTTGAATCGCCTTCGCTTGTGCAATCGCGCCGGTAATCGCCGACAACGGCGAGACGCCGCACAGTGGATGGTAGAGACAATTCCAGCGATCGTGAATGAGTTCGCGCGCCGGAATCACGACGGGCTGTGTCGACTCCGGCATGCCCGCCAGGTCGTTCGATTGCAGCTCGTAGTACACGCTGCCATCGGGCGCCGTGAGCACCTTGACGCGCGCCGGATCGAGGCGATGCAGCTCGTTGACCACACCGCGCTCGTCGCGCCGCTTCAGCCCGTAGAAGTTCCCGTACAGCAGCTTGTCGATCACCCACGTCTCAATGAATTGCTGTGCCGTCTGATAGTGATTCGGCCGGCGCAGGACGGGCGAGTACGCGGGATTGGTGGTCTCCGACCAGAAGCCGAGGCGGTCGCGCTCGAGCAGGAGTGGCGGCGCGATCTTGCTAATGTCCTGACTAATGCGCGAGACGGCGCCGAACACGCTGGGGTTCCCGAGCGCGGATTCGGTCGTCAGTGGATCGTTGTTCTGCCAGGCGCCCGTGTATGGCTCACGGACGACCGGATACCACGACGATCCACTCCCGCCGCCGGCTAACGTCAGCATCGACGCCAGCCGGGATCGCACCGTAGCGAGTACGCTCACGCGCCTAGCCCTTCGCGCTGCTGGCCGCCATCGTCGTCGTGCCCGTGGGCGACGGCCACGCCGTCGCGGTGAGGTATTTCACGGTGTTCGTGCCCACGCGCTTCCAGGTGATGTACCGCTCCGCGCGGAGTGCGACGGCGTTCATCTGGAACATGGACACCAGCACCGTGGTGTCCACGATCGGGGATGTCGGGGCGCTGTCCATCTGTAGCGAGGCTTCCGTCGAGGCGTCGATCGTGACGCCGCCGTCATCGGCCATCAGGATGTATTGCGGCGCGAGCGCGACGACGTTTGTGGTCATCGTGTTCGACGTAATGAACTGCAAGCCCTTGTACGTGCCGCCGTTGATCCCGATGCCGGGGAACTCCGGCGAGCCGTCCAGGTTTGTGCGGAACGACAACGCCAGTGCATTCGCGGGCGAGAGAAGAAACGTCAGCCCATCGACGGGGATATTGTTCGTCGCGAAATGGTTGATCAACCCGAGAATATCCGCGAGTGGGTTCGTCGTCGCCGCCGCCGTCGGCGCGCCATTGGTGATCGACGCGGGATTGACACCCGCCACGGCCGCGACGGCCGGGTTAATGAATTGCGCGTCGAGGTACGCCGCGATGTCTTTCACCAGGGAATCGCGCACGACCGCCTCGGCTGACGGATTGCTAAAGCGCACTAACTCCTGTGACAACACGACGATCGCCGCGACTTTGTTGAACGGCAAATTCTCCATCGCGAAGGCCATCGCGGTCACGGGCTTCGGCTTCAACTCCCCGACCCACGCCACCACGCCGCCGGCCGTTTGCGCGGGGACGTTCACGTTGAACGGCACTTTTCGCAAGCCGGCGATCTTCCCAATGATCGTGGCCGCGCGGAGCAACGGCAGGAAATCGGCCGTAATCGACGGGTTGACCAGCGGCTTCGCCCACGTCGCGTCGGTCGTCGTGCCCGCGGCCACGGCCGCTTTCAACGCGAGCGCGACATCGGGCGTCGAGCTGCCCCAGCGACTCTGCGCATACGTCACCGCGTCGGTGTTCATGTATTTACAGCCGATGCTCGCGAGCACGTACCGCGCGAACTTGATCCCCGGCTCGACGGTCTCGCTGACGGACACGTGCGAGTACGGCGACGTCACGGCGGTCGCTTTCGTCATCTGCACCGCTTCCAGGTCGCGCCAGCGAGCCTCGTCGGTCTCGCAGGTCTTGATTTTCAGTTTGATCTCGTCCACCGTCGCGGCCGTCGACTCATCAAGCGTGCTGCCCGCGGGCGCGCTCTCCATCAGATTCTGCATTTGCAACCCGAGGTCCGCGCGTGTCTGCGTGAGTCCTTGAATCCGTTCAGCAATCGTCATAACAGGCTCCTTCGGCATACTTTTGTGACTGAGAATCACGGCCTGCGGATTCGCAGGAATGCTCACCATCGACACTTCAAAGATTTCGGATTTCAGGAACTTCGTGGCGCCGTTCGTCAACCGCTCGACGGCATCGCCGATCGGGCGCCAACCGACACTCATGGTTTTAATCACACCGGCCTTGACGCTGTGCCAGGCTTCGTCGAGCCGGTCCTTCAGGCGCCCGCCTTCGTCATGGCTCGACACCACGGCGTCGAAGTAGATCCCATCGGCCGCGGCGCGCAACGTCACCCAACCCACGGGCTGTTTTTGGTCGTGATGCAAGAGCAGCGGGACGGGATTGGTAAACGTGATGCCGGCCGGATCGAGAATATGGCCCTGCCGATCGAGCGCGGGCGTGGACGCGATCCCGGCGAACGTGCGCCGGTCCGGATCCAGCGATTTAATGTCGAGGGAAAAGACGCGATCCACGCCGCGCCAGTGTGCGCCGGGCCGATCGGTTATTCAGGTTTCTGTATTTTTATGCGATCGAGTTCGCGCCGAATGACTTCGGCGACGCTGACCTCGAGCCGTAGCGCCTTGCGACACAGGCGATCGAACTCTTTCGCGGGCAAGGTGAGCCCAACCTGCACCGAGGTGTCATCCGGGGAGACGTGCGGGCGCCCCGGCCGGCGTTTCATCCGACCACCATGAGCGAATAATCGGGCGTCAGCAGGTGCTGTTGTCGTTCCATCTGATCAATCGCCATGACGAGCGCGACGACGCCATCAATCCGCTCCGTACTCGCCGCCTTCGACGGCTTGATATTCCCCGCGGCGTCCGTCTCGAGCGAGACGTTACTAATACACCAGCGCAACACGGCGTGGCCATTATGGCGGAGCCGTTTCGAGAGAATCGCGGTTTCGAGCGCCTTTGACGGCCCCGACAGGCTCGCGAAGCCTTGCCGGACTTCCACGACGGTTAAGCCGTCCTGTTCGCTGAGTTGTGTAATCAACCCGCGCGCATTCCACGGATCCACGCCGAGCACTTTGAAATCAAACAGCCGCGCCCAGGTTAAGACGGTCTGCCGCACGTACTCATAGTCAACGGAGTTCCCCGGCGTCGCATTCAACAGCCCGTGCCGCGCCCATTCGTCATACGGGACGCGATCGCGCCGCGCCCGCTCCGGAATGTGATCGGCCGGGACAAAAAATTCCGGAAGCACATCAAAGCCCGTGGCATCCGGAAAGACACCGACGAGCGCGGTGAGGTCTTTCGTACTCGACAAGTCCAGCCCGGCATAACAGGCGCGGCCGGTGAGACTAGACCGGTACTCGCTGTGCGTCATGGACTAGACACCCATCCCACGCCTCGAGCGCGAGCCAGCGCGAGGCTTGCTCCGTCCACTGATTCAAATACAGCCGGCGAAACGTATTCTCTTGCGCCGGGATCGCTTTTGCCCGCGCCGCGACAATCTGCATTTCCTCAAGACTCCGAAAATCGCCGAGCGCGGGATTCGCTTTCTTCCAGACCTTCTGCGAGGTCCAGTCGGCGCCCTCCGGGGCTTCGTACAGAATCGGTAAGAACGTCGGATCGATCGCGGGGTTCTCTTGCACCTTCTTCGCGTGGCTGTAGAGTTCCCAGAGGATCGAATGGCGATCGAAGCCCGCCGTCGAGATCACCAGGAGTAACGGTTGCGCCCGCGCGCCCATCGAGGTCGAGAGCACGTCATACAGCCGGCGATCGGGCGCCGCATGCAGCTCGTCATAAATCACCATTGAGGCGTTGAACCCGTGCTTGCTGTACGCCTCAGCCGAAATCGCCTTGTACACGCTCGCGCTCTGCTGATGCACAATCCGCTTTTGCGAGTCGACGATATAACACGCCTCACTGAGCACGGGATCGTTCCGGAGCATCTGTGCCGCCACCCCGAACACCAGGCCCGCCTGGTCCTTATCCGCGGCCGCGCTATACACCTCGGCGCCCGTCTCCCCGTCGGCGAGTAACCCGTACAGCGCAATCGCCGCGGCCAGCTCGCTCTTGCCGTTCTTCCGCGGGAGCATCAGCAGGCACGTCCGGTACTGCCGCGTGCCATCCTTCCGCTTCTTGAAAATCTGCTTCAGAATCTTCACCTGCCAGGGGCGGAGATTGAAGGTCTCGCGCGCATGCGGCCCTTTGGTATGCGTCAGGCTGTTAATGAACGCGATCGGGTCTCTCGCGGCCGCTGGAGCCTGCTGCGGGCCATCGTCGCGCGACGGTAGGTTGCGGTTCCACCCGCCACGCCGATCGCGTTTGGTGTGGGTTAGGGCCAGATCAGACATCGGTCAGTCGAGCTTAAGCCACACGACATA